TGTCCATTTGGGGGGGGTGTGAACTGAGAGAATTGTAGCAGGTCGGCGGGGGGAGGTCACTCCATCCCCAGTGCCTCCTTCAGGGCGTTGTATGCCTCCATCCAATAGGCGGCGTCCTTATGGTTGCCCTTCGTGCTCTCATCACAGGCGATGCAGAGCAGGGCGGTCCGGATGGTGCCCCACTTGCCTTCGGGCAGGGTCACGGTGGTCAGGGTCTGAGGGTTGTAGGTCATCGGTCGGTGGTGGTGAACTGAGAGAATTGTAGCACGGATCAGGCGGCGGATCGTGCGGCAAGCATGAGAGCGTGGAACTTGTGGAATTCGTGGGTCATGCCCGGTGAGAGGGTCGGGCGCCCCTTGCTGCCGTGGGCGGGGAGGTGGAAGGTCTGAGGCAGTGCCGGGTGGGTCACTTTATCATGACTGCCGCCCGGTTTGATTGTGCCGCCCGCTTTCAGAATCAGGCGGCGGGCGTCGCGGATCTTGACGGGTGATGGCATCGGGTGGGTTGCGGTTGATCGTATTGTAGCAGGTCGGGGCGGGGTCAGCGCCACTCCAGGAAGGTGGAGGGGTTGCCGTAGTCTCCGATCACGACCCCGTTGCAGCGGACCTCAGCGTACCCGTATTCTTCGGACAGGGAGTAGCAGAGGTCCCAGGCGCGGTCCTGATCAGTGGTAGTGTTCTCCCAGGGGGCGGAGGGGCAGATCACATCGTAGCGGGTCATGAGCGGTTGTTTGAACTGAGGTCAGTATAGAGGCAAAAGGGAGGGGTCCGCCCCCTCCGTTGTGCCACTGCGCCGACCGGCACAGGGGTTAGGTATTAGAACTGAATTTCAATCAGAGTAGGAGCAGCAGCGGAATCAGCACTGCTACCACCAGAAACCCCATCAGCAATTGTATCAAGAATTTGCAGAATTTGGTCACCAGTGGAACCCTGACGCAGGAGCGAGAGAATGACATCGCGGGACATAATTAATTTGGAAAGTGTAAGGAACGGTGAGCAGTTTAGAGTCATGCTCAGGACAGTGAATCAGGCAGCAATCGGTTCAGGAATCAGGCGCAGGATATCATCCTCCCAACGGTAGAAAGTGAGAATTTCATTGTACAGATTGTCGGCAACTTTAGGTTGATCTGCCTTCAGGATTGCATTCCGGCACTGTTCGGCAACTTCATCCAGAGTGTAGAGTGCTTGGCAGTTGTAGCGCATTTGGAGTTCGGGGTTGTTTGAACTGAGAGAATTGTAGAGCAGTTTAGGGTCGTGCTCAGGACCCGTGTGCCAGTTTAGAGATCGGCCAGCATTTCGTTCATCTCATCGGCATCGATTGCCACGCTGTCCCATGCAACGCCATCCTTAGTCTGCCCAAGCATACGCCCGATCTGACCTTCAATCATACAGCGCACAAACTTGTCCCAAGGGGTCTCATTCTCACCACAAAACTCTACACATGCCACAGCAGTATTGTAGAGAAAATCATCATTCTGAATCCACAGGGCAGCATTCCAGGTTTCGTAGGTTGCCCAACCGTTGTAGGTGCTGAGGGTGAGGTCCTTCATGCCGTTTGTTTGAACTGAGTTAATTGTAGGGTATGGGGTGGGGGTTCGGAACCCCCCGTGTGCCAGTTTGCCGATTGGTCAGGGCAGCAGTGCCAGACGCTCAGCACGGCGGGCTTTCTCCTGAATCTCAGAAAGTGCGGGGGTTTGTTCAATCCAACGCATCTCACACTTAGAGTAATCGTAACCCTGCTCATCAACCAGATCCTTAGCGTATGCCACGGCAGCAGAGTGATAATCGAACAGGCGCAGGGAGTTGAAATCTTCGCCTTCATAATCCCATCCGCCGATGACAGCGTAGGCACGGGGCGTTTCCATTTGAGGCGTTTCGTTTGGTATGAATCAAGTATAGGGGGTGGAAGGGCACCAGCGGGGGTGCCGTGTGCCACTTGTCAGACTGTCACACTCAGTGGTGCAGAGTGATAATGGCAGCGGCGAACTTGTCCTCATCCAGAGTCTCCAACTCATCTTCGGTCAGAGACAGCAGCAGAGAAACAATTTCAGCAAACGACATGGTAGGTTCTTTGAGTTCGGGGTAGAGAGTTTCAGTAATCATAATCACCTTTCAGGTATTCATCAAGGTTGAAATCTTTGCTGTCTTGCATCTCCGGAATGTCAAAGATTTCACCGGGAGCATCTTGAATCTCAGACCAGAGTTCGTCAAACATTTGGTGGGTTTCCCTCTCAACAAAGTTAGTATGGCACGGGATGGGGGGCATCTCAACCCCCCGTGTGACAGTTCAGCGACCGTCCTGATAGGACCCCAGAATCTGCCCATTCCGGCGAACCTCAGCGTATCCGAAGTCTTCGGACAGGGAGAGGCACAGGTCCCATGCCCGACCCTCATCAGAGACGGACTCGGATTCGTGAGGAGCGGAGGGAACGTAGACTTGAAAACGCATTTGCTTGGGTTGTTTGGTATGAATCAATTATAGGGGGTCAGCGGGCACCCCGGAGGGCACCGTGTGCCAGTTCTTCAAGTGTCCTCAATAATTGTCGAAGCAACCATCATCATAAGCCTTATCATAGATTTCTTGGGCAAACTTCACAAAGGCATTAAAGTTTTTCATTTTACTTTACCTCATTATAAAATACAGGAACTTCACCACACATTTTAGTTGCGGAATTGGTGTTTAGACCATAAGACTTCCTACATTCTATCACAATCTCATAAGATTTCAAGAACATCTCCCTGTCCTTTTGAGTATTGTAAGTATTCAGTAGTTCCATAGAAAGGAAATAACCAGTAATGATAAGAAGTGGAATGATGAGAGTAAAGATAAAGAGTTTCATTTCAATCCACTCATACAAATAGAACAAAGACAATCATCAGTTTTAGGAACTCTAAACATAATGTGATTTCCAGAGCAACAATCTCTATCACCACATTTCATACAATTATCACAAACCCACTCTTTTTGATTACGACATTTGACGAAATCTTCAAGAGTATAGTTTTGAAGAAGATTAGTCATTTCAGGTGTCTGTGTGTATGAGTGTATTATAAGGCATCCAGAGGCACCCAGAGCATCCCCTGTGCCAGTCCCTCAGGCGGCACACTGGAAGCGACCGTGATTGAAGTTAGCATAGCTGAAGACCTCACGATTCACCAGTTTGAACATACCAAACTCATTCGTCATCACATAACCCTCAGCATCAATACGGTTGCCGTTGATGTATGCTGCAGGACCATCATTGCGGCACAGATGCAGGCAATCATCTTTGATAGACTTAACCAGTGCCCACAATCCAAGCAGGTTAGGATCACAATCAAATTCAGCATTCGTAACAGGACGACCCTCACGAATGCAGGCATTGAGTTGTTGCTTAATCTTTGCTGCTTCCTTTACAGAAACAAACTCTACTGCCAGTGCCATCACACGGGCAAACTTACAGATTTCCTCTACATCAGCGAAGGACTCTTGACCGTGCAGAATGTATGCTTCAGGTTGCACGAACTTAACGTGCTCAGTATCAGTCCAGGTGCTACGGTCAGGCATTGCCACAGCGTCACGAAGGTCGCTCTCGGCATAGTAACACGTATGCGGGCAAAGAATGATATTTTGCTCTACGATTTCAGGGAAAACATAAGTGATGGTATTAGACTTATACTCACACAAACCACCGAAACCCAGAAAATCCATTTGATAGATGGTTTCAGTGCGGGGCAAATGATCAAAGCACGAATGAAGAATCTGTGCTACATTACCCTCATAAAATGCATCAATCTCTTCGTGAGAATGAGCAATACGAATCTTTTTCTTGTTAAAGACCGCTTTAGTCCCAACAAAAAAAGTTCCCGTAGCAGGATCAGTTCCAAAACAAACTGCAGGTGCTCCGTCCATCTTGACGCTCAAATGTCCAGGCGTCACGAACCAGTCAAGAACCTCAAGATTGCCAGTCAGCACACAATCTTCAGGGTGTTCCAGGTGCAGGTTCTTCATTGGGTGGTTTGCTTATGAACGTAGTATGGCACGAACCCCAGCAGGTCGCAAGGGGTCTTGTGACAGTTCTCAAAGTGGCACAATTTGTATTTCTCCCATTCTCAATCTATGTAAAACATTTGAGTGCCTAACATTTGTTAATCTATCGCACCATTCAAGATTTATTAACCTATTATCATTTCTTATATAATTGATATGATTAACTTCAGGTAAGTTATATGAATTTGGCAAATATGTTTCCGCAACCATACGATGAACATAAACTTTTTTAGTTTTAGTTCTACCACTCTTTAATCTTTCATTACTTCTTAACCCAACCACACTATAACCCTTTCCATTAGAACAAGGTTTTAGTTCCACCATATCATCTAAGTCAATATAAAGTTCTATAGTATTTTTCCACCTGCCGCTTCCTTTTCTTTTCCAAGCACTAAAAACTTTGCCATCTTCTGTGACAAAATAACCCTTATGGGTAGGATGTTCTTCCATAACTGCTTTAAACGTCGCAGTATTATTTATAATAAAAAGGAGGCATTTCTGCCTCCCTCTTATGCTTTAAGTTGCGACGCTTAAGCATCATTATTTAGGTGTCAGTCATCAAGTGTCTTGGAGTTTTATTTGGGCATTATTCCAACGGCATATCGCACGATGTCTTGTGGAACACTCTTTGGTTGATGTATGGTTATTATCGCACATCACCTTCCACATATCACGAAAATCCCAATCAATACATTTTGCTTCTGCACCACACCTTGCACAAGGAACGATGGGTGGAGTTTTAATTTGCTGTGCCATCAGGTCCCCTTTGCTGTTGAAACTATTATAAGGGGTCTGCAGGGGGTCTGGGGGGAACCGTGTGCCAGTTCCCCGAGTGTCACAGTTCATCCGCAAGTTCATTCAGGACCCTTACATCCTCTTTGAAATACATCTCTTTTGCAGCAGCACGAAGAACAGCAGCAGCAATCGTTCGGGGGCAAGATTGTTCCATTGAACCCCAATCCCAGCTCACTTCATTCAGTGCGTCAAGGATAGCAGATGCTGCGGGAGAGATTTCTTTGTCGGGCATCGGTCCCCTTTGCTGATGAACGTAGTATGGCACGGCAGGAGCACCAACGCAACCGGTAGGGTGCCAGTTCAGAAAGTGGCACAGGACCCCTCCCGCTGCCCCTAGGATGCCCTACAATATGTTCACAAGGGAGAGAGGGGCAGGGTCGCCCTGATGACGCAAACGGTCGCCACCGGGGCAGCTTTGAAATAGTTATATAATGCAAGAAAAAAGGAGAGGACACCACTCCTCTCCCTATAACCTCTACCACCCATTCGATTGGTATAATTAGCACCACAGGAGTAACTTTCAATGAAGAGAGAGGCAAACTCATTCCTCTCTGTATTATATCACACCTCAGAAGTTACTGTCAAACACGTAACCATCCACGAAATCGAAATCATAATACAGACTTTGATTCCAGGTTGCCTCCCAATCAACGACAAGGAAGGAAGGAACATCACCGTAGATATCGTTATAATATTCTTCGGCAAAGTCAGCACCCGAATCATAATGCCCACGGTAGGCGTCACGTACACTTTCAACGTTGGCGATGCCGTGATAACCTACGAATGCATCCACTACATCATAACCCAGGTCCTCACCTTGAGTCACGTACTCTTCATAGAATGCAACGAAATCCTCTTCGTTGTTGTTGTCGATGAACTCCAGGATATCATCGATGTAATAGTTGTCTTCCAGCAATTCATCAATCTTCTCAACAGTTTGAGCAGCGAAGATTTCTTTGTAGTTGGCGGTCAAGGTAACGCTCATCGGTGGTTTTCTCAGGAACGAATGTAATATAACAGGGTTGGGGGTCTCTTGCAACCCCCTGTGTGCCAGTTCCTCAACCGGCACAAGTCAGCAGTTCAGGAGCACATTCCTTCACTTCCCCCAGGAAATGTTCATCACTAAAATCTGCAAGATTTGCATCCATCAGAACGAATACCAATTCCTCTAGATCTTTACGATCCAGATTATCAATCGTGTGATTGATGTAAGCATCTTGGAGTTCTTCGCGGTTAAAAGTCATGAGTGTCTCAGGAACGAATGTAATTTAACAGGATCTGGGGCGGTTGTCTAGGGGGTGTGTGCCAGTTTCAGAATTGGCACATTACACAAACTCGGCAATGTAATAATCTAGAGGCAGCTGCAATTCTGCCGCCTTACGTTCCCATTCTGCCCATTCTTCAGGTTCGGCATCATTAATAAAATCTTCGAAAGTGTAATCAAAAGCAGGTCCACACATAATCAAACAATCTCCGCAGTAACAGGGTTTTGAGCATCAGCAAGCAGAAGTTTATGAATACGATCTGCTTCCTCTAAAACATCATCATCCAAACGATCCCACTCCACCCAATCATAAGCAGAATAGGTCGTTTCGTATGAACCATCGGACAGAAGCGGAGCATACATCAGAACCCGGTTATTGTCAGGGTCCAGAGTGTACGTGCAACTGTTGATTTGAGAGATGGCAAAAACCATGAATTCCTCAGCAACAAACGTAGTATGGCACACCTCAGCGGCGTTTGGTAGTTTTCTGTGCCACTTTCACAACCGGCACATCGGTATTCAATTGTGCCTGCAGTTTCTCCACAATATTGTCAACGAACTGCAGAACGGTTTGAATCACCTTACGAGTCCTTTCTGCCCCGTTGTTCTCATTGAACGAACGCACAGCAAATTGTACAATTCCCACAACAATTGCGGCGATGGTAGCAACATTTAAAACCAGAGTTTGATAGAATTTAGCGGCAAAGAGTTTCATAATATTTGGGGTGGGAGGAGAAAATGTAGAGAATTCCTCAACCACGAATGTAATCTAACACAAAAAACCCCCTGATCAAGGGGGTCTGTGCCAGTTCTTAAAGTGTCACATTACGTATAGGGTTCGAATTCTTTGATGCTACTGTAGACATCTTCGTCACCTTCGAGTTCTAGTAACTCTTTCCAATCCATATTCTCTAGATCTAGATCATCATAACACATGATGTCTAGCGTAACACGTACTAGGCGTTTTTGTGCAATCATGATACGTAATGTGTGATGTGTGATGTGTCTAGATTATATCATGCATAATGTCGATATGCAAGCGCTTCGAGATCATATGCATCTCGTGCGTAGTCCTCGTCGAGATCTAGTGCATCTTGTGCATAATACTCGTCGAGATCTGCATAATCATTGGTGTATGTATAGTCGAGATCGTAGTCGTCGTACATAAGCTCGTCGAGATTGTATGAACGTTGTTAGTATAGCACAAAGCTCGACGAGATGCAAGTATGATGTCTCGTCGAGATTATGATAGTATATATGCACTCTCGACTAGATTTTATGTAGTATTGTGTATTTCTCGTCTAGGTTTGCTGATATTCTAGACTAGATTCTAAGGATTGTCAAGCCCTGAGGCGGTCTTATGTGGGTCTCGGCACATTTTCGCGGGGTGGGGGTTGACAAATTCGAAGTCTTATGGTACGCTCGCTTTACTCACAATAAGATCTCACATTAACTCACATTAAATTATAATATCTCACATTAACTTACAAGAATCAATATTTATAAGTATTCCACAGATTTATACACTTCTCCACACCTTTTTCCACAGAATGTTATAAAACACTAACATACATTCTTTTAAACATTACAGAACGTAAACTCATTATTAAACAAATAATCAATTCTCCTACACTATGCAATATATCAATTATACCATACTATATAATCAATAACAATACCATACAATACACATGTCAAGAGGCATCATTTACCTCATCATTAACAAACAAAACGGGCACAAGTTCATCGGAAACACCACACTTCCAATGAACAAAGAATGGGTGAATCACATTAATCACTCCAAGAGAATGTCCTCCGAACCAGTACACAAGGCATTCCGTCAGTATGGTGTACACAACTTCATGATAAAAGAATTAGATGAATGTGATACCTCAGAATTCAATGATAAAACAAACTACTGGATTCAACAATACAAACCAGAATACAATCCCATCATTACTTCTCCTACTCCTATCATTGAACAAATAAAAGAAATTAAAACTCCTCCTCCTCCTCAAAAGATAAAAAGAACACAACAGGCACCACCACATCTTCAACCATGGAATGAACATACCCGTGGAGATGGTAAACACTTTGGTCTTAAGATACGTGGTAAGAATCTTGAAACCGGTGTATGTACAGACTATGAATCAGCAAGAGTTGCGGCAGAACAGGTTACAGGCAATCCGAGAAACAATTCAAACATTCTACTTGCCGCCAGAACTGGTCGCAAGGCATATGGGCACAGATGGCAGATATTAGAAGATAAGAAGAAAAAGAAGGCGGTGTTTGGTGTAAGTAAAAGAACCGAACAAATTGAGGTTCGATGTGAAAGTATGTCAGCTGCTGTGCGTCAATTTGAGAGTACCGATAAGCAGGGTATTCTCAAGAGCTTACGCAATCCCGGACGTTACAGTTGGAAGGGTTATTATTGGTTTTATGCCTAGAGTCTCGGTCCCAGTCTCGGATTAAAATACTGGCAGAACTTCGACTTCCTTACAACCCTGTGATTCAATTACAGTCTTCCAGAAGAATGCACTCTCCACATCTAAAAAGACAACCGACTGTTTACTGTACTTTCCTTTCTTCTTTGGTTTCTGATAAGTTACACTGTATTTCATAATTAGGAAAATGATGAGTACGAAGAGCATTATACACAATGAATCCATTTGTGATTAAAATGGACAGAAACATAATCAGTCGAACAAGTGCAACCTGATCCGCTTCTTTATCGGTCTTACCTGCCTTTTCACCTAATGACTTTGCAATGATTCTCCACAGATTATTTTTCGGTTTCTTCATAATCATTCACGATTTGAATATCTTTCCATTGATCCGGATACACCAACATACAAACATCACGGACCTTGTGCTCATAGGTTGCAACACAAATGGTAACGTACTGATTTGAAATGAATCTAATCACTCCGGTCTGTTCCTTGTACTTGACCAATAAACCATCCGTAAATGT